GAATAATTTAGCACAAGCGGCAGCGACCAAAAATATACAATTATTAACTCAAGCTAATAATTTAAGAGTTAGAGAATTTGAAAATATAGTAAAAGGAACTAAAAATAATCCTGCTAGAAATTTAAATGTTGATGAAATAGAAGAATTAAAAAAAATAGGAGCTAAAATTACAAACCTAGATGGCAAAGTTGTTGGTGGTGGTTCTTTAGTTGCTGAAACACAATTTGCTAACATTGAAAAAGGAGCAATAGATTATGCTAAGAGTGATCAATTTAATGTTAAAACAGTTGCATCTTATTTAGAAAGATTAGGTTGTGGTAAAGCAGCAGGGGGTAGAGTTTTTTATAATGAAGGCGCAATGGGTTTAACAAAATGCGCAAAAAGAGGTCAATTAAAATTAGAAAACATAGTTACAAAAGGAGCATCTAATGCTGATGATGCAGTGCTCGCTAAAACTATTTTAAAAGCAGGTGGGGGACTCAAAAGTGCATTTGCATTAAGAAATATATTTGGTCCTGCAGCGATAGCAGCAACCGTTGCTTTTGAGGGTGGTTTGATTGGTTATGATATGCTGACATCTGGTAAGACTTTAAGAGAAGCGTTTGGTGACAATCTACTTAACTATGCTCTAGGTAAAGATTATCAAATAGATCCACAAGAAGAATTGTTCAAAAGATTTAAAGGTCTAGGTTATGATGATCAACAAATAGGTGGCATTAAAAAAGCTTTAGATGCGATGAACACGATTAACACTGGAGCACAGTTAGCAATGGACGTTGGACAACAACAAGAGGCTTTACAAAAATCAAGAGGACAACCTGAACCTTTTATGGGACCTGATGATCAGATGATGGCTGACACTGCAGGACAAAGAGCAGAACAAAATTTAAAAGATGCAAGAAATAAGTTAGCTGAATTTAATAGAGATTTTCAAAGATCAGGACAGGCAGATGAATTAAGTAGATATATTGAATCTGGTGACTATGCAAAAGGATTTGATTTATTTGAGCAAGCACAAAAAGAAGCAGACATACAAAAATTAGAATCTGCAGGACCTAAATTTATGGGTTCAGTATTCCCTCAATTTGAAAAAGGAAGGCAAGAAGATTTAGCAAATCTTAGATCTGTTATTAATCCAGCGTTCAATATACCTGGAATGAGAGAAGCAACAGGTGGATATTTATATGGTTTTGCAAACGGTGGTATTACAAATTTAGTAAAAGAAGAACGTGAAGGTTACAAATTAGGTAAAGGGGTAAAAATAAAACCATCAAAGGTAAGATCAGATGCAAAATCTATAATTGATGAAAATATAAAATTAATGAAACAAATGAAAGAGACAGGTGAGATTGATGAGATATCATCAAACCTAAATCAAGTAATTAAAAAAGCACTTGATGAAGATTTCTTTGATAAAAAAGATAGAATCGTAGATACGTTGAATGCAAAAATTGCTAGAGAGAGAAAAAACTTTCCATATAACCAACAAGTTTTTGAAGAACCAAGTCAGTTAGATTTTTATGATGCCATTACAAAATCTAATTTTAGAACTAAGACAGGGCCTTTCTTTGATTATCAAAAACGAAAAAATAAAGCAGGTGGTGGTTTATTAAAACAAGCAGGTGATAGATCAGGTGCACCACCAAAATCAGGACCAAACCCACAAGGGTTGCAAGGTCTAATGAAACGTGGTATCAAAACATAGGAGTATTAAATGGCAGAAATAGATAAAGGACTCCCGAACACTAGAACCGAGATCAAAGTTCCATCAGAAGAGGAACTACAACAAGTTGATGTTCAGGAACCAGAAGAACAAAAAGGACCTGTAGAGGTCATACCAGAAGAAGACGGCGGCGCAACAATAGACTTTGAACCGGGAGCTATAAACATACCGGGCACAGAAAATCACTTTGACAACTTAGCAGATATTTTACCAGATGACATCTTAGAACCCATCGGAAACGACATGGTTCAAAATTTTATGGATTACAAAGCGTCAAGAAAAGACTGGGAACAATCTTATACATCAGGCTTAGATCTTTTAGGATTTAAATACGAAAATAGAACAGAACCTTTTCAAGGTGCATCTGGTGCAACACACCCGGTGTTAGCAGAAGCAGTAACACAGTTTCAAGCACAAGCTTACAAAGAATTATTACCAGCAGATGGACCAGTAAGAACACAAATTATAGGCATTAAAAATCCACAAACAGAACAACAAGCAACTCGTGTAAAAGATTACATGAATTATTTAATTATGGATCAGATGAAAGAGTATGAAGAAGAGTTTGATTCAATGTTATTTCATTTACCACTTGCAGGTTCTACATTTAAAAAAGTTTATTACGATGTGCCATTAGCTAGAGTCGTATCAAAATTTGTACCTGCAGATGAATTAGTTGTGCCATACACAGCAACAAGTTTAGATGATGCAGAGTCTGTCATACACGTTGTTAAAATGTCAGAAAACGAATTAAGAAAACAACAAGTGTCAGGTTTCTATAGAGATGTAGAATTAGCACCCCCAGGAACTGTAGAAAAAAATGACGTTGAAAAAAAAGAAAAAGAATTAGACGGAACTAAAAAAGTTGGAAAACAAGATACAATGTATACTTTGTTAGAGTGTCATGTAAATTTAGACTTAGAAGGTTTCGAAGAAGTTGGTGCAGACGGACAACCAACTGGAGTAAAATTACCCTACATAGTAACTGTAGAAGAAGGTAGCCGATTAGTTCTCTCCATACGGAGAAACTATGCGCCCGATGATCTAAAGAAAAATAAGATCCAATATTTTGTCCACTTCAAATTTCTGCCAGGACTAGGATTTTATGGCTTTGGACTCATTCACATGATTGGCGGATTGAGCAGAACGGCAACGTCTGCTCTCCGTCAATTATTAGATGCGGGAACATTATCAAACTTGCCAGCAGGATTTAAACAAAGAGGTGTTAGAGTTAGAGACGAAGCAGCTCCTATACAACCAGGTGAGTTTAAAGATGTTGATGCACCGGGTGGTAGTTTAAGAGATGCATTCTTTCCATTACCATACAAAGAGCCATCACAAACATTATTAAATTTATTAGGTATAGTTGTGCAAGCAGGTCAAAGATTTGCAGCCATAGCTGATATGCAAGTTGGTGACGGAAACCAAGGAGCAGCTGTTGGAACTACAATTGCATTATTAGAGCGTGGTTCAAGAGTCATGTCTGCAATACACAAAAGATGTTATGCAGGTATGAAAGACGAATTTAGATTGCTTGCAAAAGTGGTCGGACAATATCTACCACCAGAATATCCTTATGATGTAATAGGTGGGCAAAGAAATATTAAACAAGCAGACTTTGATGATAGAATAGATGTAGTGCCAGTTGCAGATCCAAATATATTTTCTATGTCGCAAAGAATTACACTTGCACAAACACAATTACAAATCGCAACATCAAATCCACAACTACACAACATGTATCAAATATACAGAAATATGTATGAAGCAATCGGTGTGAAAAATGTTGATGCAGTATTACCAATGCCTGCACCAAATGCACCTATGGACCCAAGTATGGAACACATAAATGCTTTAGGTGGTAAACCTTTTCAAGCTTTTCCTGGTCAAGATCACAGAGCACACATCACAGCACACTTAAATTTTATGTCAACTAACATTGTTAGAAATAATCCTGCTGTTATGGCTGCAATACAGAAAAATATTTTAGAACATATTAGTCTAATGGCACAAGAACAGGTACAATTAGAGTTCAGAGAGCAAATGCAAGAGATGATGATGATGCAACAACAAGCTGCAGCTAATCCACAAGTAGCACAACAACTACAAATGATGACAAATCAAATTGAAGCAAGAAAATCTGTGTTGATTGCAGAGATGACAGAAGAATTTATGAAGGAAGAGAAGAAAATTACATCACAATTTGACTCTGATCCTCTTTTAAAATTAAAATCTAGAGAGGTTGACCTACGTGCTATGGAAAATGAACGTAAAAAAGACTACGACAAGGCACAAATAGACATTGCTAAGTCAAGATTAATGCAACAAGGCGATCTTGCAGAGGATAAACTTGAGCAAAACGAAGATTTAGCTAAATTACGTGCTGGTGTAAGCCTTGCAAAAACAGGGATTGACCAAGCGAAGGTCATGATAGACGATTAATTATGCCATTAAACAAAAAAGGTAAGAAAATTATGAAATCTATGAAGAAACAGTACGGAAAAAAGAAGGGTGAAAAGATATTCTATGCATCTAAGAACAAAGGTGTTATAAAAGGAGTGAAAAAAGGAGCATAAATGCAAAAACTAGATAAAATAAAAGAAGTTAAGGTTGCAGATCAAC